ATTGAATTCCCATGGTTTACCCGGGAACTTACCGCCGAGGAAGCAAAAGCTTACACCACTTTCCTTTCCCTGCTCTGCAAGTTCTCAAAAGAGCTGAAACACGCCAGCAGCAGGCCGGTAGAAACGGGCAATGAGAAATACGCCTTCCGCTGCTTCCTTCTCCGCCTCGGCTTTATCGGACCGGAGTACAAGAAAGCAAGAAAGATCCTGCTTCAGAACCTGACCGGAAGCGCAGCCTTCCGAAACGGAGCTCCGGCAAAGGAGGCAAAGGCATGAGAATGATAAGCGAGACAGCACTCAAGGCTCTGCGGGAGAATTACCCGCAGGGCACACGAATCGAACTGGTGCAGATGGATGATATTCAGGCGCCGCCTGCAGGAACCCTCGGAACCGTCATCGGAGTCGATGATACGGGGAGCCTTCTGGTGAACTGGGACAACGGCTCCGGCCTCAACGTGATCTACGGCGAAGATGTCGTAAGAAAGGTGGCAAGATGATGGATCCGAAAGTAAAGGAGCAGATCCTTTCGATCCGCGATACGGGACTTACGAACATGTTCGATCTTCCGATGGTTCAGCGCCTTGCCTACGAGAGAGGCTACTTCGAGCTGGTCCTCTACCTCGAGGATCACCGCGATGAATATGCCCATTTCATCCTGCACGGCGAGGCATAAATTACACAGCTTTTGCCCTCAAATCTTGTGCAAATTATGATCTACATTTCCTTGCTATATCTTCCCGGTAGAGTGATTAATACACATGCCAAAGGAAAACAAGCACAAAGCAAGGAGGACAAAGCCATGACGAACATTTTTGAAGAAACCTACAACACCATCGCAGAAGCAAAGAAAGCCTACAAGGCAGCCACCACCGCAGAGGAGAGGGACGCCGCAAGGGATACGGCGAAGGCAGCCGAGGACAGGATCGACGAGCTAGGCGACATTGCCTGGAAGATCTGGAGAGCCTACGAGAAATCAAGGGACAACGAGAACGAGATCCTCGACTTCGACGACATCATCTGGGACAGGGATGTGGAAGCCATCACCACCTGCATGAAGGAGAACGGCATCAAGGCCTTCACCTACTCCTGCCGGGCAACGGACGCGGTCGAGACGCTTTGGCTTTTTAAAGAGGCAGGCTGCACGATCGGCGAGATGGTTGAGGTCAACCTCCGGAAAGACCTCTGGGGCAAAGGATATGAAAAAGGCCACGCCTTCAAGATGATCCTGAATTAAGGGAATTGGGAGGGCCCTGAAGAGGGGCCTTCCAATTCTGGAACACGGAAAGGAGACGAAGGCCATGACAAGACAGAAAAAGGAAATCCTGAAGAAGATTGACGAAATCGAAACATTTATTGCCGTCGATGATGAGCTTGGATGCGGAATGGCGCCTCCCGGTGCTTACGATTCTCTGTACGAGGAAGAGAACCGGCTCTGGGAAGAACTAGCGCACTTAAGCCATTACCCGGATGCCATATCGATGCAGATGGATCCGAGAGGCATCGCCGGAACGGAGGTGCCATTCAAGTAAAAAGAATCGGGAACGGAGCCCTTATGAAAGGCCCTGTTCCTCGTACAAATACACACAATTTCTTCCGCTGATCTTTGTCACATATATGCGTTGGTTCTCCTTGCTTTATATCCGGCGCAGAGTGATATATGTACATGCCAAAGGAAAAGGGCACACAAAAGAAACGGAGGAAAAAGACCATGTGGAAAAAAGGAAGCATTAAGATCGAGAACCAGACATTCACATACTGCGCAAAGGTATACGGAGAGCCTAGCGAGGATTACGGCATCGAAGGCGGCAAGATCAGCAAGCTTGAGATTCGCCTCGGAGACTTCCCGGTCGCAAGATACGACAGAGGATGGGACATCGAGCCGGAGACGGAAAACGCACAGCTTGCGCTCCTTGCCATCATGAACAACTTCAGATAAGAAAGCACCGAGAGGGAGCCGCAAGGCTCTTTCTCTCGTACACAAACCACATGGTCTGGATCGCTTCGGCGGTCCTTTTTTGATGCAAGGAAAGGAGGTCGACTGATGGCGATGCGAAAACTGAAGAATTACAAGCCGACACGCTTTATGGCGGAGACCTCCCACTACAGCAAGGAGGCTGCAGATTATGCCGTGCTCTTTATCGAAAGTCTCCGGCATACCAAAGGCAGCTGGTACCGGAAGCCCTTTGATCTGATTGACTGGCAGGAGCAGATCATCCGAGATCTTTTTGGTGTTCTGAAGCCAAACGGCTATCGCCAGTTCAATACAGCCTACATCGAGATTCCAAAGAAACAAGGAAAGTCCGAGCTTGCCGCGGCGGTCGCTCTGCTTCTCACCTGCGGCGATGGGGAAGAGCGTGCAGAAGTCTACGGTTGTGCCGCAGACAGAAATCAGGCCAAGATCGTGTACGACGTGGCCGTTGATATGGTGCGGCTCTGCCCCGCTCTGGATAAACGAGTGAAGATTCTGGAATCCCAGAAGAAACTCATCTATCTTCCGACGAACAGTACCTATCAGGTGCTCTCTGCAGATGTCGCCAATAAACACGGTTTTAATACGAGCGGCGTGATCTTCGATGAGCTTCACACCCAGCCGAATCGGAAATTATACGACGTTATGACAAAAGGTTCCGGCGATGCCAGAACCCAGCCGCTTTACTTTCTGATCACGACTGCAGGAACGGATACGAATAGCATCTGCTACGAGGTCCACCAGAAGGCACTCGATATTATCGCCGGAAGAAAGATTGATCCGACCTTCTACCCTGTGATCTACGGCGCAGCGGAATCCGACGACTGGACAGATCCGGAGGTCTGGAAGAAAGCGAATCCGTCGCTTGGCATCACGGTCGGCATCGATAAGGTGCAAGATGCCTGCAACTCCGCCAAACAGAATCCCGGCGAAGAGAACGCCTTCCGGCAGCTGAGACTGAACCAATGGGTAAAGCAGGCTGTCCGCTGGATGCCAATGGACAAATGGGACGCCTGTGCCTTTCCTGTGGATCCGGATGAGCTGGAGGGCCGTGTCTGCTATGGCGGTCTCGACCTTTCGTCCACAACGGATATCACAGCCTTTGTCCTCGTCTTCCCGCCAAGGGATGAGACGGATAAATATGTGGTTCTCCCCTACTTCTGGATTCCGGAGGACAACGTTGATCTTCGTGTGAGGCGTGATCACGTTCCTTACGACCTCTGGGAGAAGGAAGGCTATCTCGAAACGACCGAAGGCAATGTCATTCATTACGGATTTATCGAGAAGTTCATCGAGAATCTCGGGAACCGGTTCAATATCCGTGAGATCGCCTTTGACCGCTGGGGAGCTGTCCAGATGGTACAAAACCTCGAGGGCATGGGCTTTACCGTTGTTCCTTTCGGCCAGGGATTTAAAGATATGTCTCCACCTACCAAGGAGCTCATGAATCTGGTCCTTGAGAAACGGATTGCCCACGGCGGGCATCCGGTGCTCCGCTGGATGATGGATAACATCTTCATCCGTCGTGATCCGGCAGGAAACATCAAGGCAGACAAGGAAAAGTCCACAGAGAAGATCGATGGCGCGGTCGCTATGATCATGGGCCTCGACCGGGCAATCCGGTGCGGCAACGATAGCGGCGAATCCGTCTACGACGACCGCGGCATCCTCTTTCTCTGATCATGTAGGAGGTATGAATGAGCATCTTTTCAAAACTATTTAAATCCAGAGATAAGCCGCAGAACTCCACGAACGGGTCCGGCTATCGCTACTACTTCGGCGGCACGACTTCCGGCAATACCGTAACGGAACGATCTGCCATGCAGATCTCAGCAGTCTATGCCTGCGTCCGTGTTCTCTCGGAGGCCATCGCAAGCCTGCCGCTTCACCTCTATGAATACACAGAGGAAGGCAGCAAGGTGAAAGCTGTGAAACATCCGCTTTACCGACTTTTACATGATGAGCCGAATCCGGAAATGACATCGTATATCTTCCGGGAGACTTTGATGACGCATCTGCTCCTCTGGGGCAACGCTTACGCACAGATCATAAGGAACGGACGCGGTGAAGTCGTAGGGCTATATCCTCTGATGGCAAACCGGATGCGTGTGGACCGTGATGAGAACGGCCACATCTACTATGAGTACCAGATGAATACCTCGGATGCTCCCACGATGAAAACCGGAACGGTCCGGCTCTCCCCGGAGGAAGTGCTGCATGTTCCCGGTCTTGGCTTTGACGGCCTTGTCGGTTACTCCCCTATCGCGATGGCGAAGAACTCCATCGGCATGGCAATGGCAACCGAAGAATACGGCGCGTCCTTATTTAAGAACGGCGCGAATCCGTCCGGCGTGCTTTCCATGCCCGGGACGGTAAAGGATCCGGAGAAGATCCGCTCCTCTTGGGAAGCGGGCTTCGGAGGAAGCCACAAGGCCAACAAGGTCGCGATCTTAGAGGAGGGCATGACTTATACCCCGATCTCCATCTCGCCCGAACAGGCGCAGTTTCTGGAGACTCGGAAATTCCAGCTGGATGAGATCGCAAGGATCTTCCGGATTCCACCCCACCTCATCGGTGATCTGGAGCATGCAACCTTCTCAAACATTGAGGAGCAGTCACTGGAATTTGTCACTTATACGTTGGAGCCGTGGCTCGTCCGCTGGGAACAGTCGATGCAGCGCTCTCTCCTGCTTCCGCAGGAAAAGGAAAACTACTTCATCCGCTTCAACGTGGACGGCCTGCTTCGAGGAGATTACGGCAGCCGGATGAGCGGCTACGCCACCGGCATTCAGAACGGCATCTACTCCATCAATGATGTGAGAGAGCTTGAAAACATGGACCTGCTTTCTGACGAGGAAGGCGGCAACCTTCACGTCCTGAACGGAAATGTCGTAAAACTCGCTGACGCAGGATCCGCGTATGAGAAGAATACAGAATCAGAAAATAAGGAGGACTCAGATGAATCCACAGAAGAAGTTCTGGAAATGGGTAAGAAACAAAACGCCCGTACCGGAAAATCCAAGCGAAACAACTGAATCAAGAACCTTGTTCTTAAACGGAACAATCGCTGAAGAGTCGTGGTTTGACGATGACGTCACCCCGGCTCTTTTTCGTTCCGATCTTGAGAACGGAACCGGCGACATCACCGTCTGGGTAAACAGCCCCGGAGGCGACTGCTTCGCGGCAGCTCAGATCTACAACATGCTCCGTGACTACAAGGGAAAGGTCACCGTCAAGGTAGACGGTCTTGCTGCATCGGCAGCGTCCGTCATTGCAATGGCAGGCGATACGGTTCTCGTCTCTCCTGTCTCGATGATCATGATCCATAACCCGAGCACTGTTGCGATGGGTGACACGGCAGAAATGCAGAAAGCCATCCAGATGCTCTCCGAGGTGAAGGATTCCATCATCAATGCCTATCAGGCAAAGACCGGTCTTTCGAGAAACAAGCTCTCGAAACTCATGGATGAGGAGACCTGGATGAATGCCGGCAAGGCTGTGGAGCTTCACTTTGCAGACGGCATGATCGAGCGCGACGAACTCTACGGTACCAAAACAGTACCTGAGCCTGACGAAGAGGATGAGCCATCCGAGGGCGATGAGAAACCGGACGAGTCGTCAGAGGAGATTGAAGAGCAGCCTTCCGGCATGCTTTTCTCCCGCTACCAGGTGGCAGCAGCGATCAATAAGAAACTCTGCGACTACGCAAGGAACCACCCTGCAACCCCGCAGGCCAAAGATACCACTCACTTACACAGGGTCGATGACCTCGAAAAGAGACTCGATCTCATGAAACAGTTCATCTAAGGAGGAAAATATTATGACTTTACAGGAGCTTATGAACAAGAGAGCAAAGGCATGGGAAGCTGCAAAAGCCTTCCTTGACTCTCACAGAAACACCGACGGACTTCTCTCTCAGGAGGACGGTGAAACCTACGACCGCATGGAGAAGGAAATCACCGACTACACCAAGGAAATCGACCGTCTGAACAGACAGGCAGCTATTGAGGAGCAGATGGGAAAGCCGACCGCTTCTCCCCTCACTGGAAAGCCGGGAGCCGGCGTAAAGGACGAGCCGGAGAAAAAAGGCCGTGCTTCTCACGCATACGCCAAGGCAATGATCGCTGCCATGCGTACCGGATTCCACCAGGTATCCGATGTTCTGGAGGAAGGCAATGACGCGAACGGCGGCTACCTTGTTCCGGAGGAATGGGATTCCCGTCTGATCGGCAGACTCGAGGAGGAGAATATCTTCCGCGGACTTGCGACTACCATCACCACATCCGGCGAGCACAAGATCAACATTGCTGCGACTAAGCCCGCGGCTGCATGGATTGAGGAAGGTCAGGAGCTCACCTTCGGCGACGCTACTTTCGACCAGGTGATCCTCGATGCCCACAAACTGCACGTAGCTATCAAGGTAACGGAGGAACTGCTCTACGACAACGCCTTCAATCTTGAGAACTATATCATCGATACCTTCGGAAAGGCCATCGGCAATGCCGAGGAGGATGCTTTCTTGAACGGTGACGGCAAGGGCAAGCCGACCGGCATCTTCGCTGAGACCGGTGGCGGCCAGACTGGTGTGACCATCTCCGGCACTAAGATTACTGCCGATGATGTGATCTCCCTCATCTACGCCCTCAAGCGTCCGTACAGAAAGAATGCCCTTTTCATTCTGAACGACTCCACTCTTGCAGTTCTCCGCAAGCTCAAGGATTCGAACGGTGCGTACATCTGGCAGCCTTCCTACACTGCCGGTGAGCCGGATCGTCTCTGCGGATATTCCGTTCTGACCTCTGCTTATGCTCCGGCGCTGGAAGCTGGAAAGCCTGCCATCGCATTCGGCGACTTCTCCTACTACAACATCGGAGACCGTGGCACTCGTTCCGTTCAGGAACTCCGTGAGCTTTTCGCAGGCAACGGAATGATCGGCTACGTCGCCAAGGAGCGTGTTGACGGCAAGCTCGTTCTTCCGGAGGCTGTACAGATTCTGAAGGCTGGAGCATCCGCCTGACGGATTCCCTCTTAACTAGTAAAGGGGCCGGAGCCAATCACTCCGGTCCACATCATTATGGAGGTGCTTATGGTAAAGCTTGAGGACGCCAAGAAATATCTCCGGATTGATTATTCGGATGAAGATGCACTCCTGCAAAGCGAGATCTCCGCAGCAGAACGTCTGGTAGCTGATGTGCTGAGGAAGGACTCGCTCGACGACAGTGACAGCCCTCTCGTCATGGCTGCTGTTCTCTATGCCCTCGCTTACTTAAATGAGCACCGGGAGGAAGCAGACCATCACGCACTGATTCTTACCCTCCGCGCCATTCTGTTTGGAGAAAGGAGCCCTGGATTCTGATGAACATTGCAGGCATGAACATCCGCATCACGATTCAGAAAAATGAAATCGTGAAGGACAAGTACGGAAACCACACCAATGCGTGGACGGACTTTTTCACCTGCTGGGCAACGCCAGTTCAAAGCGGCGGCTCAGAGAAACAGGAAGCCGGAACCACGAACAGTACGGAGGCACTTGATTTCACGGTCCGGTATGCGGAATGCCTCGAAGGGCTCGACTCCACGAAGCTCAGGATCCGACACGGCGATGATCTCTACAACGTGACGGCGATAGACCCGATGGGATTCCATCACCGAAGTCTGAAATTCCGATGTGAGAAGGTGAAGCGATGAAGATAAAAGCAGACGATCTTGCTGCAACGGTTGAGAAGACACTCTCCGACTACGTGGAGGATGTGAACGATGTTGTAAAGCAGGAAATCAAGGATGCCGGCAAGGAAGCTGTAAAGGAACTGAAGGAAAAATCACCCAAGCGCAGAGGCAAGTACGCCAAGAGTTGGCGATCCACAGTTCAGAAGGAAACGGCTGTCGGCGCAGAAGTGGTTGTTCACAATAAGATCTATGGACTGACGCACCTCTTGGAGAAAGGGCATGCCAAGCGCGGCGGAGGGAGGGTTGCGGGCATCCCGCACATCGCTCCGGTCGAAGAAGAGATCACCGGGAAGCTGTCAGGTGAGATTGAGAAGGAGTTGAAAAGCTGATGGACAAGATCATCACCATTCTGGAGGAGCTGGGTCTTCCCTTTGCCTACGATCACTTTACCGAGGGTGAAGGACCGGATCCACCTTTTCTCTGCTATCGCTGTCCGAACAGTGATAACTTCGCTGCGGATGGAACCGTGTATTTCCCGATTACCGAGATCGATATCGAGCTCTACACGGATAAGAAGGATCCAAAGATCGAAAAGAAACTGGAAGATCTGCTCGTGAAAAGCGGAATCTTCTTTGACAAAACAGAGACCTGGATAGAGTCGGAAAAGCTCTACGAGGTCCTGTATTCATTTGAACAGGAGGCCTGAAATGGCAAATAAAAAGAATAAGGTCAAGTACAACCTTAAAAATGTACATTATGCCATTGCGACAATCGCGGAAGACGGCACTGCCACTTTCGCAGACCCTGTAGCGTGGCCGGGTGCTGTATCCCTCTCTCTGGATGCTCAGGGAGACCAGACTATCTTCTGGGCAGACGGTGTGCAGTACTTCGTCACCACTGCAAACAGTGGATATAACGGGGACTTTGAGTCTGCAATGGTACCCGAGGACTTTCGGGAGAATGTGCTCGGAGAGATCAAGGACGGCAACGGTGTCCTGATTGAAGACGCGGATGCGCAGCCGATTCACTTTGCCCTGCTCTTTGAGTTTGACGGCGATGTGAATGAAATCCGTCACGTCATGTATAACTGCACGGCGACGAGACCTTCCGTAGCATCTTCCACGAAGGAGGATTCCATCGAGGTCCAGACCGAGAGTCTTACCATTAATGCCACCAGCATCAAGGATGCAACCCTTGGCAAGAACATCGTCAAGGCTAGGTCTGGAGCAGATACAGCCGATGCCACTTATCAGAACTGGTACAGCAAGGTGTACACGCCTGCCGCAGTAAAGGCAGCCAGCACAACGAGCACCACTACTTCGACATCTGGTTCCAGCAAGTAATAAGGAGGAACGATCATGTATCAGGAGATTTCGCTCCGGCTCAGTGATGGGTCGGAACAGAATTTCCCGTTTCTCGCAACGGGAACAACAGCCTACCGCTTTAAGCAGGTATTCCATCAGGATCTGATGATCCTCTTGAACAAGATGGAAAACAGCGAGGATGATCAAACCGATATGACAGTCGGTGACAAACTCGCTTTCATCATGAATGCACAGGCAGAAAAGAAGGATATGAATCATCTGAGCGTAGATGCTTTCCTTACCTGGGCAGACCAGTTCGATGGCGCAGAACTCTTCCTTCACATGCAGGAGTTCGTTACTCTCTATCTTGGCTCCAGAAGGACAACCTCAAAGCCAAAAAAAGAAGTCGCCCAACTGAACGGGAAGTAAACACGGCTGTGTTTATGCTGCGTGCCAAACAGCTGGGCTTTTCCTTAGAGGAACTCGACAACGTGGAGGAAGGACTCGTGATGGATATGATCATTGAATCCGGAAATGATCTCTGTGATGACGAGTACAGGCAGGTTGCAACGCAGCAGGATTTCGATTCGTTTTAATCAGCATCGGTAAAAGCCGGTGCTTTTTCATGCCGTTTTTCAGGAGGTGATGAGCTATGGCAGATCGTATCAAGGGCATAACGATTGAGCTGGATGGCGATACTACCAAGCTCTCCAACGCCCTTAAAGGTGTAAACAAGGAAATCCGTGATACCCAGAGCAATCTGAAGGATGTAAACAAGCTCCTGAAGATGGATCCGGGTAATGCCGATCTTCTTGCACAGAAGCAGAAATATCTGACTGACGCCATCGATGCCACGAAGAGGAAGCTGGCTGAGGAGAAGGAAGCCTTAGCTCAGCTCAAGGCAGGGCCGCAGACCGAGGAGACGCAGAAACAGCAGGAAGCGCTCACCCGGGAGATCGAAGCGACAAAGCAGTCCCTCGAAGGTCTGGAGGACGAATATAAGAAGTTCGGCTCTGTCGCCAGTCAGCAGCTGCAGGTCGCCGGTGACAAGATGAAGGAAGTCGGCGGCAAGATCAGTGATGTCGGGGAAGGACTTACCAAGGGCATCACGGTTCCGGTCGCTGCCGCTGCAGGCGCTTCGGTTGCAGCATGGAAAGAAGTCGATGAAGCTCTCGATACGGTCACCGAGAAAACCGGAGCTTCAGGTACTGCCCTCGAGGACATGCAGAAACGCGCCAAGTCCATCGCCGAGACGATCCCGACTGATTTTCAGACTGCTGGTGATGCCATCGGCGAAGTGAACACGAGATTCGGGCTTACCGGAGATGCACTCGAGGAGCTCTCCACAAAGTTCGTAGAATTCGCCACGCTGAATTCGACGGATGTATCCACCTCGGTCGATAACGTCTCGTCCGTCCTCAATGCTTTCGGGCAGGATTCTTCCGATGCCGGAAACCTTCTCGATGCTTTAAACCAGGTCGGGCAGGCAACTGGTGTATCGATGGATACACTCTCGCAGGATCTCTCGAAGAATGCCGGACAGTTTCAGGCGATGGGACTTTCGGCAGAACAGGCAGCAGGCTTCATGGGCGCCGTCGAGATGTCTGGTCTGGATACCTCGACAATGCTCACTGGCCTCACCAAAGCGCAGAAGGTTGCAACGAAGAATGGTCAATCCCTCAGTGATGCATTGAAGGACTTCTCCAAAACGATGAACAGCAACCAGAGCGACACGGAGAAGCTGCAGGCAGCATACGACCTGTTCGGCTCTCGTGCTGGTGGTGCCATCTATAACGCTGTGCAGAGTGGCAAGCTCTCCCTCGATGACCTGTCCTCTACTCTCGGAGATTATGCAGGATCCGTAGAGAAAACCTTCAACGAAACGCTGGATCCTCTGGATCAGATGACGGTTGTGATGAACAACCTGAAAGACCTCGGCGCAGAAATCGTCGATGCTTCTGCACCGATGATCACTGAAGCCATGACGCAGATCAAAGACGTGGTGACCGGACTCAAGGATGCATGGGACGGATTATCCCCGGGCATGCAGGAAGCCATCGTAAAAGCAGCGCTCATCGCTGCCGCTGTCGGCCCAGTCGTTGTTGGCGTTGGCAAGGTTGTCACCGCTGTGGGTTCCGTCACAAGTGTGGTCGGAAAGCTGGTCGGTTTCCTTTCCACAACGGCAATCCCGGTGATCACAGCAGTTTCCGTTCCGATTCTTCCGATCATTGGAATCATCGCGGCGGTGGTGGCTGCTGTAGTCGCAGTGATCGAGATCGTGAAGCACTGGGGTGAGATCTCCGAGTGGTTTGGCGGTGTCTGGGAGATGGTGTGCTCCGGAGTACAGTCGATTGGTGAAGGACTCGGTGACTTCTTTTCCGGACTCTGGGATGGAATCCAGTCTGTGACGGAGACTGTGTGGAATGGCATCAGCAGCTTCTTCACAGGACTTTGGGATGGAATCAGTACGACAGCTACCACGGTCTTTACTGGGATCTCTGATTTCCTTTCGAATACCTGGTCGACCATTAGCTCCGTTGCCTCCACCACATGGAACGGCATCACGACGACGCTTTCCGGTGTGTGGGATGGGATCAAGACGACAGCAGGCACGACCTTCGACAACGTCAAGACTACAATCGGTACTGCGTGGGAGACCGTAAAGACGAACACCGGGAATGAGTGGGATGCGATTCAGTCATCCGTTGATCAGCATGGAGGTGGGATCAAGGGTATCATTGGTACCGCTGTGGATGCCTACAAATCGATCTGGGATACCGGATTCTCCGCAATCAATGATCTGACAGGCGGCAAGCTCGGTGATGCGCTGTCCTCGGCACAGGGGAAACTTGGTGAGATCAAGGGAGCCTTCTCCTCGATGATCGAGAACGCCAAGAGCATCGTGAGTGGTGGTCTCGATAAGATCAAGGGATTCTTCGCCGATTGCCATCTGGAACTTCCGAAGATCAAGCTCCCTCATTTCTCCATCAGTGGAAAGCTTTCCATTGATCCGCCTTCTGTTCCGCACCTGTCCGTGAGCTGGTACAAAAAGGCAATGGATGATGCCTACATCTTAAACAGCCCGACGATCTTTGGCACTGCAGGCGGCAGACTCCTTGGCGGCGGAGAAGCAGGACAGGAAGCCGTGGTCGGAACTGACAAGCTGACCGAGATTGTACAGGGAGCACTTGCTGGAGTTGGTGGCGGCGACATCATTATTCCGGTCTACATCGGACAGGAGCGGATTGATGAGATCGTCGTGAGAGCCACCCAGCGGAGCAACTACCGGTCAGGAGGACGATGATGCTTAGTGAATATCCAATCTACTTTGACGAGACAAAAATCTTCACACCGGAAAGCTGGGAAGAGAGCTATGCCGTCATCGAGAGTACCAATCAGACAGAGGCAGGAACGGATCAGGTGATTGTCACAAGGTATGACAAGCTGTCCGTCTCTGCTTCTTTTAAGTGTACGAGCCACTGGGCTGCGATCTTTGCCGGGTTCCGGGACAAGGATTCGATTCAGGTGAAACTGTACGACCTGAAGAATCAGGACTACAAGACACGCATCATGCGGATCCGGAATTTCAAGACCGGTCCAGAGAAGAATTCGGAGAAAACCAAGGGAACGAACGGACTCTATACAGTTTCATTTGATCTTGAGGAATTCTGAGAAAGGAGGCGCTTCATGTACGCCGTAAGCGAGAAATACAAGGCTGCCATGAAGCAGCCGGTTCAGCATTTCCGTATGACAGGAAAAGTCGGCAAAGTGTCCTTCACAGATGAGAACATTCTCGCCGGATCCTTTTCCATCACAAATCAGTGTTCGGATGATTCCTCCGTTCAAATCGGGCAGGTTTACATCGGTGAACTTGACGTGACACTCATGGATATGAATATCGCACGCTACAGCTGGAAGGATCAGGAGATCACTCCCGTGTTCGGCCAGATGCTTTCAGACGGAACATACGAAGATGTGCCGCTCGGTGTGTTTACCATTGACTCGGCAAAGCACACTGCATCCGGTGTCGTGATCAAAGCCTACGATCACATGGCAAAGTTCGATAAGACCTGTGCCGTCACATCTATTAACGGCACTGCTTACAACCTGATGCTCACCGCCTGCACAGCCTGCGGCCTCTCCCTCGGAACGACCGAGAAGGAATTTGACCTAATGGCAAACGGCTCGGACGAGCTATCCCTTTACAATGAGACGGACATCGAGACCTGGCGGGACTTTGTATCATGGATCGCTATGACCCTCTCCGCTAATGTCTATGCCGGACGGGACGGGAAAATCTATGTCCGTGCGTACGGACAGTCCGTCGTGGATGAGATTGACACGGCGCACCGCTTCACAGGCTGCGAGTTCTCTGATTTTTCGACCAGATACACGGGTCTCTCGGTCGTAAACATCGGCGAGAAAACGACTTCCTACTACAGTCTCGATGCGGATGACGGTCTGACCTACAACATGGGTTCTAATCCCTTCCTGCAGTATGGTGTGGATGAGAAGAAAAACGCTCAGCGGAAGGCGGTTCTTACCGCCCTTTCGCAGATCGACTACGTGCCTTTCAAGGCGGAGCTGATCGGTAATCCTGCCTATGACCTCATGGATGTTTTCCGCTTTACAGATGGGCTTGCCGACAAGGACAAGCTCTTCTGCATGATGAAGTTCACGTTCAATTACAATCAGTCCTTCACGATGCAGGGCGTCGGACAGGACCCGGCACTCTCCTCCGCAAAATCCAAAACAGACAAGAACCTGCAGGGCATCCTCTCCTCGAATGAAAACCAGGACTATATCCGCTACTACGATTACCAGAATGCCGCAGCTTACGATATTGCGGATGCCGCAAAAGCAAAAATCATCGATATCCGCTATATCACCTTCAAACAGACACACGTGGATTTCCATGCTGAGATCAGACTGACGCTGGATTCCACAGAGACCGCGGATGACAGCTCTTATTCCGACACGGATGTCGTGATGACAGTCACCTACTATCTGAACGGCGAGGAGGTCAAAGACTATGTTCCGATTGAGACCATGCCGGACGGGACACACCTTCTGCACCTTCTCTTCACCTGGGACAGCACCGCCAACATCACAGGAAACTTCGAGGTATGGCTTACGATGACTGGTGGCCGCGCCCACATTGACCGCGGTGCGGCAAGAGCTTATATCGCAGGTCAGGGACTTGCCGGAGACGGTTCCTGGGATGGTACGCTCTCTGTTTACGATACTGTTCCGGAGATGAACCTGTTTCCTGTGTATCGGGAGATTGAGGATAACGTGGAGATCAGTCTGCTCTCACCGGAGTCGCTTGGCTATTCGGACATTGTTCCTTCCATGCAGCTTTCGAGTGTCCTTCAGCCCATTGCCGGAACAGTGGGAACTGTAAGGTTCCTGCATCGTTTCGATACGAATCATCTTTCTGCTGTTACTTACAGCAGTGACGAAATCGAGGTCAAGGACAGCGCATGGAAACTGAAGGATGGCGTGACTCTGGCAGAACTTGTGACCGCAGACTGCGAGGCTGACCGAATTCTTTCCATCTCATCCAACTGTGACAGCAACAACGTGAACTTCCTTGCTTCCTTCGATCACGGCAGCACATGGTGGGAATACGCCAATGGCTGGATCACACCGGATACCACGAAGGAGTCCTACGGTATGTTCGCTCCCGCCATGAAAGAGATCACCGAGGAACAGTGGGCCGAGAAACTCACCGGCTCCATTCAGTTGAAGGCGATCATCCATGAGAAAGGAACGCTTACCGATATCCAGATCTTTACGAAAGAGGTGGAAGAATGATCAAGGGACATACAAAAATCGAGCTTTTCAATGCAAAGACCGGAAAGCTCGAACAAAGATATGAGAAGGACAATCTCGTCACAAATGCTGTGCAGGAGCTGATCGCCTTTCAGACCATGATGGGAAGGGTAATGAACAACAATGTTTTCCCGATTGCAAAAAATGCGCTCGGCGGCATTATGCTGTTTGACTCCAAACTCGATGAGGACGTCAATAACACAAACTTTCCGACGAATGTGAAGCTTGTCGGCTATGCTTCCCGGGACACGAATACGGATGACGCCATGCGCGGCTCCCTGAATGCTATTGAAACACACAAGACCGATACAGGTTATGTTTCCGTCTGGGACTTTGGCACAGCACAGGCAAATGGAACCATCCAATCGGTTGCTCTGACAAGTGCCTATGCTGGAGTCAACCCCTTCCAGAGACAGGTCTGCGGGGATTTTTTCTGTGATGTGGATGTTATCGATAGTAAGGAGCATAACGGCAGACCGTTTCTTGTCAGCGGGGAGTATGTCTACTGGCTGAACACAGATGGCATCACGGTGCAGAGAGGCCGGTTTGCTCCTTATTCCGTCAAGGTAGCGGATCAGACCTACGGCTCTGTAAGTATACCGTATGAGACGGTGACGACGCTGGAGCTTCCGGATTATGAGAGTTTCAGCAATATCGGACCTTCGAAGTACTGGATCCCCGGTACGGACGGATATCTCTATCTAATTACTCAGAACAATCGAATGAGCAGTTACACCTATTACGGTACGACGCATTACAACTATTACTATGACGAGGGGAATGAGAAGGACGACGCAAAGCTCTACATTACGAAGTACAAGACATCCGACCTTTCTTTTGAAAAGCAGCAGGAAGAAATCATCACGCTTGCCGGTGTACACCTGACTACTCGCAATGAAGGATCGATCGTCATCAATAAGGGATACCTCTATGCCAGATCCTATGACGGGACCAGCATCTATATCGTGAACCTGTCCAATACTGTGGATATCAAGGTGTTTACGTTTGACAACAGTGGTTCATTCGAGAACATGTCTCCGATGCTTTATAACGGCGGCATTCAGTATCAGTACCACTACCAGAAAGACGGAAACACCTATTACAGGACAGGATTTCTTTACCCGGATGCGACGCATTCGGAAGAGGCGGTGAATGGTTCCGCAGTTGCACTTCCGTCAATCCTTTACTCCGATGGGAAGATTCTCGTAACCTATCATTACGACGGCTATTACGACAATGACCGGATTCGCACGGGACTTCGGTGCGCATATCTTGGCACGATCAACAACCTGTCTTCTCCGGTTACGAAGAACGCCTCGCAGACCATGAAGATCACCTACACGCTGACAGATAAGGAGGACGCCTGATGAAACAGTATGAAGTCCCGTTCAATTTCGCATATGATTTTGTACCGAAGTTCTCCCGGAAAAGAGAGCTTTTTTCGTATATCCGCTGTATCTATCTTCCGGCATGGAAGGAGGATGCCACAAGCACGAGGCAGGACATCGAGAGCCGGGCGGAATACCCGAAGTCTTATGACGAGTATGTTCTCCGGTTGAAATGCCTGCAGCAGCTTGGACTTCCGCTCTGTGTTCTCATGCAGCGTAATACCACGCTTGAGGCGCTTGAGAAATACTATGATCTCGGCGTCCGGATCTTCACGATCCGTGATGATGCACTTGCGATAGCGGCAAAAAGCAGGCATTCAGATATTTCCATCACGCTCTCCGTTACCAGTGCACTGACGGAATCAGATTTAAAGAGTCATGACCTCTCCATGTATGACCACATCGTCTTGTTCTTCTGGTTCTCGCGGCATCTCGATGCGGTGAAGAATCTGCCGGAGAAATACCAGTACATTCTGATCCCGAACACAGACTGCTACTGGAACTGCAAATGGCACGATGCTCATTGGTTTGCAACATCCCGGGAAGCAGAGATGGCAGCCACAAGCCAGTGCCGGAAATGCATCCACGACATGCGGGATACCTCCTATATCGAACCGGAGAATCTCTCGTACTTTGATCCGTACATTGATTCCTATAAGCTGGTGGATCGGCTCAATACAACAGACCAAATCATCACGGATCTTGAAAGATATACTTCACGTAACGCCGGGGTTTCGAAGCGGGAGGAGGCGTACTTCAATGTCGATTAAGAAGATTCAATACGGTGGAGCGCACAAGGTGATCCTTCGTCTCTGCGAGGCGGTAAATCAGCTGATCGACAGAGCAACAGATTTCTCTCAGTATGACGCAGATGGTGACGGGGTTGTCGACAATGCCGCCAAGGTGAACGGACATACCGTATCCTGTGATGTTCCGGAGAATGCGGCATTTACGGATACAGCCTATGACGACTCGGAAGTGAAAGCTGCGGTGAAGGCAAACACAGATGCGCTCGGCGGACACACAGTGAAATCAGATGTCCCGGAAGGAGCTGTCTTTACGGATACAACTTACACATTTGAACTGAGTGATGGACAGATTACGATCCGTTCTTCCGCAGGTACCAAGCAGGTGCTGACACTCCCGGTATACGGTTCCGGCGGGAGCAGTGGTGATGTTACGGAAGTGACAAAGCCGTCTTTTGACAATATCAAGAACGTATCTGCTGTGACGAAACTTGCTCTGGATGTCGATGATGGCAACGGGTTTACTACGTACAAGGCAAACAGTGCGGTTCATCTCAGCAAGGCTTCGCTTACAAAGAGCGATCCGGATATCCGCTTGAAAGTGGTGGAGGTGAAATTATCCGATGGAACGTTATCAACGGATATGGACACGTACAATGGATTCCGTTTCTATGCTACGACCGGAAAGTGCATCGTGGATAACGGGGACAATGGTACGACGACGTATCCGGATGCAGATCAGATCGGGCACTTCAAGTTCGCTTCTGGTGTGGCTAACGACGAAACGACGTTGATGGCGTATAACCAAGCGACGCTCAAATACAATTACCTGCTGGTATATGTGGAAGATTAAGGGAGGTGATACCATTGATCGACTTTATCTTGCGTTATTGGGGCTCTGTAAAGTAAACATGAAAGATTAGGGCGGAGAATCATCCAATAACTTCACGCGACAAGAAAAAGCTTGCGTTTGCTTCTGGCAGAAAGGTTCAGACCAGCGACTTGCGCC